ACGATAATTACAGAAATGGACACTGTGACCTTGTGGTAAAAGAAGGGGCTTACGAATGGCACGGAGAGGCTAAGTTAGATACCGGCCCGGGATATGTGATGGAAGGCTTTCGTCAGCTATGTGACAGGTATTCGCCTGGCGGACCTAATAGTCATCGTGGTGGTTTGATTATTTATACAAAAAAACGTGATAAGTTAAAGATTTTAAAAACTTGGGCTGCTCGGATTGTTAAAGATTACGAAGTTGTTGTGACTTTTTCGGATATTTGTAAGCATACGCTTACAACTAAAAGTGTTCATAAGCATGCTGCAAGTGGTCTTGATTATAAAATTAGGCATCTTCCTATAAGTTTCTATCATAAGCCTACAGATAAAAGCGCAAGAAACAGAACAACCTAAAGCGCCGAATGTAGCTTATAGCTTAATGCTGAATATTTTTTAGTTTATTCCATTCCCTATCGACGGCTCGCTTTGCCGTCTTCTCACTCGCATACAACCACCGTAGCCGCCTCGGCTTCGCCTGATCACCCGCCGTAATCGTTTTTTCCTTCCCGGTTTTCGCGTCGCGGTAATACGCGATGATCCCCGTGTAATCCCCCGTGTTCTCCTCCGCCAAATCCTCAACATTGTCCTCCGGCAACTTGCTCTCCAGCTCCAGGCTGACCGTGTAACCCCCGTCCGCACTCAGGCTGTGCTGCACATTCCCGCCATACCAAATGATCTCGTCGATTTCCGCCTTCACACCCTGGAGCGTGTACGTCAGTTCGGGAATCAGATCCGGTCGGCCCATCGCCAGGGTGTAGCTGAGCGTGGCACTGCCGCGCTGCAACCGCCGAAACTCGGCACGGGCGGCCCGCAGGGCTGACTGCTGGTCGCTGTAGGTATGGCGCAGGTCCTTGAGATTGTCGCCGCCGCCGGCAATGGCTTCCTGTTTCTTGGCGCTGTTCACGTCGTAGTAGTAAGCGCGCACGCCGTCGTAGCTGTCACGGTCGGCTTGCAGGTAGCGGTGCTGGTCGCCGTCGGCGCGGGTGAGGGTGATGTGCGGTAGATCCAGGCCGCTGGCGGTCTTGCCGCCGCCCGCTGGCAAGCACAGCAGGCAGCCGGCTTTGACGCTGGCCACCGCGTCGAATTCTTCGGCCAGGCGGCTGATCAGGTTGGCGTCAGATTCGTTGGCCTGATCGAGTTGCAGGATGGACAAGCCGTCCAGTGGTCCGGCGATGGTTGCGGTGAGGCCGTTGCCGATGGCGATATCGCCCAGGACGTCGCCGAGCGTGGTGTTGCTCCAGCTGCGCTCGCGCTTAGTTTTCAGGTTTTTGCGCAAGTCTGCCGATCGAGCGCGGATGCTCAGCACGTCCGGCGCGCCGCTATGTTCGGTCTCGTCAACGGTGTAGGTGCCTTTGTCGACCAGGCCGGTGTCGCTCCAGCCCAGCCATAGACGCAGCACGGCGCCCTTGGGGGGGATCGTGAGCAGGCCGTCGTGGTCGCTGAGGGTGATGCTCAGTTGGTCGGCCTCGACGCCGCGGTTGTCGGTCAGTTCCAGGCTCATCAGCCGCGGGCTTATCAGTTGGGCGATGTCCAGGCCGTCGACGGTGAGCCGGAACGCCGGCACCGGATAGGCCGCGTCACGCATGTAGCCCTCGGCCGTGTTGCGCACGTAACCCGTGACCTTAGAGATGATGGAATCGATCACAGCAGGCCCCGCAGGATGTTGACGCCGATGCTGGTAGCGGCGCCGAGCAGGTCGATGCGGTCGTCGTCGATGCGCTTGAGGCTCAGGGTAAATTCAATACGCCGTGGGGTGCCGTCGCTGAAAAAGATGGTTTTCGTCTCGCTCAGGCTCTCGATCACCCACAGGCCGTAGATCCGCCCGGTGCCTTCGACCATGGGCCAGGCCTTGCCAGTGTTTGCCATCAGCCGGATAGCGTCGAGGCTGAGGGCGGTACCGGCCAGCTCGGGGAAGATGATGCCGGGGAGGGTGATGGCGTCGTCGCCACGGCCGACGAATTGCCGCGCGGGCGCCGCGCCGATGCGGTTGTTGCTGGCATGGCGCCAATCGGTTTGGCGCTGCAGCTCCTGGTAGGCGGCGGTGTGCAGGCTGAACACGAACATGCCGAGGGCCATCATCATGGTGGTTAATCCAGGTCCGAGAGTTTGCTGCGCTGACGCGCTTTCTTTTCGTTTTCGATGCGGGTCATCATGGCGCGCACGCTCTTTTCCAGGCTTTGCATGTCGGTGCCTGGCCCTGCTGTGATGCTGATTTCGTAGGTGTCGTGGCTGTCGTAAACCGCTGCTGCGGGCGAACTGCTGATTGGCGGCGTGTTGTCCACAGCAAACGCCGACATGGCCGTGGCGCCGAGGGCCAAGGAGCCTGCTGCCGTCATCTGCTTGGTCATGCTGCTCAGGGCGTCAAGCGGGCCTTTCTGTCCAACTTCCAGGCCTTGGGTTAGGCCGGCCATGGTGAAACCACCCAGCTCCGCGAACACTCGCGACGGGCTGTGAATGCCGAGCTTTTCCTTGAACCAACCGATGCTGGCATCGCCGATTGAGCCGATGGCTGTTTTGACGCTGCCCAGCCCCGCCATCAAGCCATTCACCAGGCCGTTGACGATCATGTTGCCGAACTCGGTGAAGCGGCTGGGCAGTTCGATGCCCAGGTAACTCAGCACACCCGCAAACGCCTGATACACAAGGCCGAGCGGGCTGAAGTTGACCATGGTGGTGATGATGCCGCCGATACCCCAGTCGAAACCGGCCTTGATCTCTGTCCAGGCGTTGGTGAAGTAACTCTTCACCGCGTCCCAATTTTTGTAGATCAGGTAGGCACCGCCTGCCAGCGCGGCTACGACGGCCGCGATGATCAGGACAATCGGGTTCGCGGACAGCCCCCATAGTGCAATGCTTACGGTACGCAGAGCAGTGACCAACGCGCCGCCCATTGTCATGGCGAGCATGCGAACGCCCTGGGCAAACATTGGGAAAACGTTACGGGCCAGCCCGGTCAGCGTGGGCATCAGACGGCCGAGCATACTGGTGATCCCGCCACCCTGAAGGCCAAACATCGCCATGCCGTAGCGCAGTACCGCAAACGGCCCCAGCATGCTCGCCATGGTCAGCGCCAAACCGCCGAAGACGAATGCCAGGGCGGCAATCGCGGCCACAACCTTGACCAGGCCACCTGCCAGCTTTGGATTCTCCCTGGCCCAAGCGCCGACACTGTTGGCGATCTCGCCCAGCGTGTTGATCAGCTCTTTGAGCTCCGGCGCTATCGCTGCGCCGAACTCTGCCATGGCGTTGGTGAAACTGCCTTCTGCGGCTTCCATGACGTTGGTGAGGGTGCTGAGTTGTTCGTTGACGCGGGTACGCAGATCCGCCTGGGTTTGCAGCTTCTGCTGGACTTCCTTATACCCAGCCAGCCCCTTGTTCATCATAGTGTTCAAGGTGGTCATCGTTTCGGAGTCATCACCGAAAAGAGCCTTGATGGTGGCGGTGCGGTCTTCGTCGTTCAGGGTCTTGAGCTTTTCGACCTGGGCGAACAGGTTCTCCAGGCCGGCGAAGTTGCCCTTGTCATCGGTGAACTTGAAGCGGATGGACTTTCCCTCCAGCGCCATGATCTCGTTGACGTCCTTAACCCCGTCCTTGTCAAGGCCAGCCTGGAAGATCTTCCGGTATGCGTTGCCGGCGGCTCCGCCTTCCATGCCTGCCTGATCCATCATGACCAGCAGCGGTGCCAGTTCAGCGGCGGCGTCGATGCCCGATTTTTTGATGGTGTCCATTACCGGGGCAATCTTGCTGAAGCCCTGGAGCATGTTGGTGGGGTCAACACCCGCGTAGAACCCGCGCTGGATGGTGTCCATCAGCGACATCATGTCCTTCTCGGAAGTGCGGGTAGCGTCCTGCATTTTGGCCGCAAACTCAGCGGCCTCGGCCACCGGCATTTTTAGCTGTACGCCCAAGTACGCGGCTGCCTCACCCGTACCACCGAGAATGCTTTGTGCACTGAGGCCCTGGCGCCTCAGCATCGTCATCATCTCCTGGAAGTCGGCCGTGGTACCTGGCAAGCGGTCTCCCAGCTTTGTGGCCAGGTTGGTGATCTTCTGGAAGTCCTCGGCGACCTTGCCGGTGTCGTCCATCATCGACACCTTGAGCTGTGTGGCGGAATCCTCATTGGGCGCAAAGGCCTTCACTGCGGCGGCAATGGGGCGGCTGGCTGCGTAGCCAACACCCAAGCCGGCGGCGCCGTTTACAGCGAGGTTGCCGGCGGCGCGCTGGGACTTTTCCATCTGGCTACGAGCCAACGCCGCGCGCTTGTGCTGGGCGCTCAGTTCGGCCATGCGCTTGCCTTGCGTGCTGATGCTGGCATTGGTGGCGTTGATTTGCTCGCGCAGCTGGCGCTCGTGGGTGCCAAGGTTTTTGGTGCTGATGCCGGCGTCGTAGAGTTTCGAACGCAGGCCTTGCAACTGCTCGCTCTGCTGCTGGTGCTGCTGCTTGAGTCGTGTAGCCTCGCGCACCGCAGCCTGGAAGCTACGGGTCATTGCTCGGGTCGGTGTGTCGGTGGCAGCGAGTTCTTGACTGAGGGATTTGACGCGGTCCCGTGCGGCAGTGAGAGACGCGCCGGTTTGCTCAGCAGCGGCACGCTGAGCCCTCCAGGCGCTGACGTCTTTTTGTTGGGCGGTGAGTTCCTTCAGGCGGTCGCGAGCTGCCTTGAGGGCACGAGCTGTCTCGATGCCCCCTTCGCTGATGTGCTTCAGCGGTCGAGTGGCCTTGTCGATGGTACTGAGCAGCACCTGAAGTCTCAGATCATTTGCCATCAGTGGAGCTCCGCACCCTGGCGCGCTCGCGCCATTCCATCAGTTCGTTCAGGCCCAGTTGATCCATGTCAGCCGGTGCCCAGTGAAAAACCACTGCCAGATCGGCCATGGCGTCCTCTACGCAACGAGGGATGCGTCCGTCTTCATCGATTTCTGTAGCAAAAAACCAGACACCTTGGTGCCGAGTGCGAACAGGTCTGCGGGGTCCATCGACGTGACTTCGACGGCGGTGAGGGTAGGGGTGCTGATGCGCGGCACCCCCTTGACCAGGCTGTTGACGTCCATTTGCAACAGCTCGGCGAGGCTCACCCCCCGCAGCTCGCCCGAGTTGGGCTTGCGCAGGGTGATGCTGTCGATGCTGGTAGTGCCACGGCGGATAGGTGTGTCGAGGGTGACGGAGTTGTCGTCGGCCAGTGGTTTCACATCGGGTTGTTCGGTGGTTTCAGTCTTCATGAGTAAAGCTCCTGGTGATGAAGGGGGTTAGCGATAGATGCCGGCGATCAAAGGCCGATGGCGCTGCGCTGTTTCTCCAG